AAGAAGAAGTTTCCAAACTCAGGTAACACTAAACACATCAGAGTTCCTGAGTGTTATGCACAACTTTTCATAGAGTTAGCATTAGTTATGGACACAAAATTCGAGAAAGATGTAAAGAAAGGAGAGAGAATCCTCACCCGATTTATACACAATCTCTCATAAGATTGGTGTGCATTCTTATAAACAACTCTGAGCGTATTTGAGACCTTATGTATCATTATTTCATAGTGTAACGTTATTGCCAATAATTACCCATAATGACCCTATCCAGGGTATTATATAAGGGTGGGAGAGATACCCACAAAAAATGTTACTTAACAACCTTATTTTCACTATGAGAAAACTTGAAAGACTTATGAATCGTGCTCTAGTTACTAAGAACAACTGGGCAGGAAGTAACACTACTGTTTTATACAATGAGGTTACTAATTGCAGTCAAGTTTTACTACATGGTCACAATATTGCAACCTTAGATCATAACACTAAGGCACTCAAATTGTCATCCTGTGGATATGAAACAGTAACCACAAAATCCCGACTAAATGCAATTTTAGAAGAGATAGATTACGGTTGCAAAGTGTTTCAAAAGCAATGGAATTGGTACTTCAAAAGTAATAACAATCAGACAGTAGATTTCATCGACGGAATGATACTTTGTGGGGGCAATATCCTCTAATCAAAGTAACACTTTCAGTCCTCTAATCCTCTCCCGATTCTTATTACTTATGAACACTTATTCTCCTGAACTTTATAACATAATCCTCAAAGAATATGAGGAATCTGGTTATAAACAATTCTACGACATGTTTGGGGTCTTAGATAACACTGAACCCTATAAAGTTGTAAGAGGTGACTAACACTTAAGACAGTTAAATTACAAGAGGGTTATTAACACCCTCTTTTTTAATATTCTCTTATATTCTTAACACTTATGGGCAGTTATTTGCCGTTTTATGTTGTTACCGTTGATGCCCGTTGCGTTTATAAAAAAACGAAAGTCCCTAACCTACAACGAACCCAGAAAGCGAGTGTTATAAAAATTCCGAGGATATATAAAAACCCCCAATACCCCAATTGCCATATAAAAAAATTCCCAGTATAAAAAATTGTTAAAAACCCCTTTGCAATATATACTTTTGAATGATATAATAGAAATGTTATGAGATTAGAACTAGATGAGTACGAAAAGGATACTCTGTTAGAAACAATTAATTTCAGAATAGAAGAAGATGAGCACCTATTAGTCAATGCTTCATTAAAGTCTGATCTCAAAGATCTATTAGAGAAGATTCAAGAAGATGAATACGTATAATATCTCTGTGAACGACGTGCTAGTGTTAAAGAACGTTCCAGAGAGTAATTTAGAAATAAGAAAAGAACAAGTTGCTGACATACTCTTCATGAAAAGCAGACAACCGAACCTTAAAGAGATAGAAGAGAGCATCAGTGTCTCTCTAAATACGTAGACCATTGCAATTATTGAATTGAAGTGGTATAATAACAGTATAATGACATGAGGTTATGGCTAAAGGATTTACAGTAAAGACTGCTGCACCAAAAAAGGCAAAGAAACCAGAGTTTGATCTTGGTGCTGCAAAAGAAATGATTAGAGGTAAAACAATTGTATTCTGTTTACCAGGAAGAGGAGTTTCTTATATCTTCTTAAAAGCATTTGTACAATTATGCTTTGATCTTGTTCAGAGTGGGGCAGCGATACAGATAAGTCAAGACTATTCTTCAATGGTAAACTTTGCAAGATGTAAGTGTCTTGGTGCAAACGTCTTACGTGGTCCTGATCAAATACCGTGGGATGGAAAACTTAAGTATGACTACCAATTATGGATCGATTCTGATATCGTCTTTGATACAGAGAAGTTTTATAAACTTGTAGCAATGGATAAAGACATTGCAGCAGGGTGGTACTGTACAGAGGATGGTAAAACTACATCAGTAGCACATTGGTTAGAGGAAGATGATTTCAGAACCAATGGTGGTGTGATGAATCATGAGACTTTAGAGACGATGAGCAAGCGTCGCCAACCTTTCACAGTTGACTATACTGGTTTTGGATGGTTATTGATTAAGAAGGGCGTATTTGAGCACGAAGGTCTTAAGTATCCTTGGTTTGCACCGAAGATGCAAGTATTTGAGTCTGGTGAAGTACAAGACATGTGTGGCGAGGATGTCTCATTCTGTCTAGATGCCATTGAAGCAGGTTTTGAGATCTGGTGTGACCCTACGATACGAGTAGGACATGAAAAGACTCGGATTATCTAAGAGTTCTTATGAAAAAAATCGCCGTAAAATCGGCCGCCGTAAACATTCAAAGGAGATTCTAAATTATGGGAATGAGATCGTTAACAAACAACGAACAATACGAAGCAACCCCTAAAAAAACACGACAAGGAAACGGAAAACATACAAAGTATGCTCCAACCAGTCGAAATAAAGCAAAAAAACGCTATCGAGGTCAAGGAAGAACCTAGAAAAGCATAAAACCCCCAATTTTAGGGGGTTTTTTAATGAAATAAATAGTTTTTAACTATAATGGAGTAACCACTGGTTATGGAAGAGACTAGAACAAGTAATACTGACCAAAAAAGGAGAATTCTCCAAGAAGTTGCTCATGATGACTCACCAATATACGAGGGAGAATGTGAAAAAGAAGAAAAACCATTATAGATATACTATAAGTGTATCATAGTTGAATGGCTATTACAATTTCTCGTGCATTTAAGGATATTAGTCTGTCTTTTAAAAAGCATCCAGTGACTAATGATGTAATTGCACTTAAAAACGAAGATGCTATCAAAAAATCTGTCATTAATTTGTGCAGAACTCGTTTGAATGAGAGATTTTTTAATGATTTATTAGGTACATCAATTGAAGATTCATTATTTGAATTGGCTGATGGTGAAATTGGATCTTCAATTGAAGAAGAGATTAAAACATTACTGAATAACTTTGAACCAAGAATAGCATTGACAAATGTTTTTGTTGATGATCAATTGGATAATAATGCTTTATACGTTACTATTAAATATGATATTGTAGGTTTACCTATTCCACCACAAAATATAGAGTTTCTATTACAACCTAGCAGAGTATAATGTCACTTAATCAGTTTACCAATTTAGATTTTACCACTTTACGTGCTCAAATCAAGGATTATTTGAGATCTAACTCGAATTTTACTGATTTTGACTTCGAAGGGTCTAATTTTTCCATATTAATCGATACTTTAGCATATAATTCTTACATTACTGCTTATAATACCAACATGGCAGTCAATGAATCGTTCATTGATAGTGCTACTTTAAGAGAAAATGTAGTTTCATTAGCAAGAAATATAGGTTATGTACCAAGATCGAAGAAATCATCAATTGCAAACGTCAATTTCAACGTAGATGTTGCTTCTATAGGAGCAAATACTATAAAACTTCATAAAGGAGTTGTTGCAGTAGGTAATGTACAGAACGGATCATACATTTTTTCAATTCCAGAAGATGTTACTGTGAATGCTGACACTTCAAATATCGCAACTTTTGATAATTTGAGGATTTATGAAGGAAATTTACTTACAAAAACCTTCACAGTTGATGCATCTCAACCAAATCAGAAATATATTCTTCCAAATTCCAATATTGACACCTCTACAATTAGAGTAACAGTAAGAAATACAAATGGTATTGAAGAAGAGTACACAAAATACGATAATATCTTCCAAGCAGACTCAACTTCTAGGTTATTCTTGGTTCAAGAGATAGAAGATGAGAAATATCAGATACTTTTTGGAGATAATACTCTTGGTAAGAAAGCAGGAGCAACAAAAGACTCTCCAAGTGGTGATGGAAGTGAAATAACTATCACATATATTGTGACAAATGGAGAATCTGGTGACGGTGCATCAAACTTTACATTTTCAGGTAGATTAACTTATATTTTGGGTAGTGCTGATACTCCTATTACAGAAGGTATATCCCCTGTAACGACTGTACAAGGGTCTCAAAACGGTGCAGAGATTGAATCTATAGATTCCATCAAATATCTTGCTCCAAGGGTCTATGCGTCTCAGCAGAGAGCAGTGACATCAAATGATTACATTAGTTTGATACCAACATTATTTGCAAATGTTGATTCTGTAACTGCATATGGTGGTGAAGAACTAAGTCCACCAGAATATGGTAAAGTTTATATTACAATTAAACCAAAAAATGGTGAATTTCTATCTGATGTAACAAAAGCAGAAATTAAATCAGGACTTAAACAATATACTGTTGCTGGAATCAAGCAAGAATTTGTAGATTTGAAGTATTTGTATGTTGAATATGACTCAACAGTATCATATAATCCAGGACATACTGATAATGCTGAAGGATTAGCATCAAATATAAAGAAAGCAATACAAATGTACTCAAAATCAAGTGATATTAACTCATTTGGTGGAAGATTAAAGTACAGTAAATTGTTGAATATTATTGATAAAGTTAGTAATTCTGTAACATCTAATATCACTGTTCTCAAAATGAGACGTGATTTAGTTCCTGTTTATAATGCATTTGCTAACTATGAGTTATGTTATGGTAATCAATTCCATGCTGATACTGAAGGATTCAATATAAGATCATCTTCATTTAAAATTGATGGTGTAATAGGTGATGTTTATCTTACAGATATGCCAAATGATGATACTGGAACACTTGGGACAATAAGATTTTTCACTATAGTTGACAGTAAACCCAATTATATTAATTTAAATGCTGGTACAGTAGACTATGTGAAGGGTGAAATTATACTATATCCTGTATCCATCTCCTCTAGTGGGTTGTTAAATAGAATTGAAATTGAGGTAATACCAGAATCTAATGATATTGTCGCAAAACAAAACCTTTATATTGTGCTAGATACTACAGCAAATAGCAAGTTGACATTATTAGAAGATGTCCTCACTTCTGGTTCTAATAGGTCTGGAGTGGGTTATGTACCACCATCAAGTTTCGTAAGCACTAAACAGTATACAAGATAGAACATGCCAGATAATAAAGTAAAAATTTCAAATATTCTGAATAGTTTGATACCTGATTTTATTGGTCAGGAAAATCCTTTATTTAAAGAATTTCTAGAACAGTATTATATTTCAGAAGAACGTGATTACGGAACAACAAATCTTGCTGATAATTTAGCAGAATATAAGAAAATATCATACTTATCTGAAATTGAAACTGTAAGAGCACAAACAATACCAGCACCTGGCACAAGTGTACCTCCACAAGTTGTAGTAGTAGCACCTTATCTGACTTTACCTGATGAAAGTATTGTCCCATATACTGTATTTGCTTTTGATGAAGTAATATACACCAATCATACCAAAGGATTTCCAGATTCTTATGGTCTTTTAAAAATTGATAATGAAATAATTACATATACTGGTAAAACTGCTAATTCATTTACTGGATGTAAACGTGGATTTAGTGGTGTTAGTGCAATTGAACAAGAAGGAAATCCAGAATTTCTAACTTTTAGTGATACTCAAGCAGAAGAACATGCTGGTGGTAGTGTAATATTAAACCTCAATTTTGTATTTTTAGGACAGTTTTATAATAAATTTAAGGATCAATTCCTTCCAGGAGTAGAAAAAAGAGCATTTGCACCAGGACTTTCTGTTGAAAATATACTAACAAGAGCAAAAGATTTTTATACATCAAAAGGAACAGACACTTCACTTGATATTCTATTCAAGGTTCTTTTCGGTAAAAAAGTTACAATTGTAAAACCATTCGATAACACCATTGCTTCTTCTGATGCAGAATGGATGAATGCTTATGAGATGATTGTACAGAGAATTAGTGGAGATCCAAAAAACACTAAATTTTCTACAGTATATCAAGGTGATACGGTAGAAGGTAGTACTGCTAGAGGTGCTATTGCAAACGTAGAAGAAATATTTTTAGGTAATGAAACATACTATAAAATTTATATTTCAAAGGAAACATTAGTAGATACTTTTAATATTAGTAATAAAACACAAGTATTAGAAGATTCCACTGAAACAGTAGTTACAGTTGACTCTACTGTTGGATTTGATGCTGCAGGATGTTTTTATTATCGAGATTCTGTTGGAACATATAATAAGGTTGAATATACATCAAAATCATATAATCAATTTTATGGATGCATTGGTTTAACAGAAACATTAAAAGAAGGTGATTCTATCATAACTGATAATTTTATTTTTAGTTATGAGGATAATGATCCAACAAGAGTTTGCCAGATGAGAGTAGTTGGATCAATATCTGGTATAGATGATACTTATGAGTCTACAAAATTTTATAAAGTTGGGGATGAAATAGGAGTAAAATATCTTGGTCAAAAAACTTCAGAAACTGATAGTAGATTTAATTCTTGGAGATATAATAATGTTTCTTATACTGATATACATGTCAATGTAGGTATTGACACTGTTAATAAATCAATTACTACCAAAGATAGACATTATTTAAAGAAAACTGATAAAGTAAACATACTCCATAAACAAACAAGAGCACCTATAGATGGCAATGTTAATGTAACAGAAGTCATTAATGATTATAAGTTTTCATATAATGGTAGCGGAACTGAAGGAACAACAGGTTCTGGACAATTAGCTGAACTTCCCATACAAGATGCAGAATATGAAGTTAGAAAAAAACTAAATTTTGTTTCTAATGGTTTGGATACTGATGTTGATAATGTATTAACTGATATACAAAATAGTTTTGTTGATGGAGAAGGTAATACTTATGTTGCTTTTTCTGGATATCCATCAGGAATAACAAGTACAACTAATAGATCAAAAACATTTACTTCTGCTGGTCTTGGTAGTGATAGAACTGGTATAGCAATTACTAATCATAATTTTTTAAATGGTGAGAAGGTATATTTACAACCAGGATTAGCAGGAGTAGGTACAGATATTAGTGG